ATAATTTTATTTTATCAATTGTTACATTTTTTAATTTTTTTTGTTTATTTTTAAATAAACCACCTATTCTTGATAGGGAAAAGTTTTTAGCTGAATCCCATGATTTTTTTAATGAGAATAGGGTAGGGGAGAGGTTTTGATCTAATTCTGACATTAAAAATGTAAAACCTCCTTTCTATTAGTATAATTATTTTAACGTCTTGCTCTTGATGATTTGTTTGCTATTGCAAAATATGACGATGGAGATATGTTGGTTGGTTTTTTCTTTCCTGTAATATGTTTTCTTCTTAATTCTTGTAAATACCATCCTAACATTGCTAAACAATATGCCCTATCATCATTAAGTTCGCCAACTTTTTCTTTAGATAAATCATATCTATAATTTTCACCAGTTCCTTTATATCTGTATGTATATATTAATTCTTCTTTCGCAATATCAATATTTTTTAAAGCTAATTCTTCTTCAAAATCAAGATTAACTTTTTTGTAATCTAATTCATCTTCTTGAATAATATTGCCGTTTTCATCTTCTACGTCAATTTTTTTCCCTGTTAATTTAGGTAGCATTAAATATCCTTTTGAATCATATTCATTTGTAAAAGATATTAAATCTAAATTTATCATTTCTAATAATGCGTCAAACATATCTTTTTTATATTTTTGTGGACTTAATAATTTTAATTTATCAACAGCATTTGGAAATTTTGATACATGTTCTTTACATTCTTCTTTATCTATAAAACCTTTATGCTTAATTCCTTCTGAATCAATCCAATCTTCCATAAGATAATCAGCTATTGTTGTTCCATGTCCTCCCGAACCAGCATCAATCATTAAACATTCTATATTTTCATAATCAGGATTTCCTTTCCCATTATAATCTAATATCATTAATTTTAATAATGCTATTTGCTCTGGTGTTCTCATAGGAGTTCTCTTTTTTTTCCCAATATCAACAAAACTAACTCCACCACATATATTTAATTTTTCACCAACATTATCATCAAAAATAATCTCTCCAATCATACATACAGAATTATCATATTGATGTGCCGGATCATATGCTATTATAAATTTACGTTTACCTTGTTTGTCATTACTTAATACTGGCAACCTTACTTCGCAATTTTTTACAATCATTGCTCTTTTAAAAGGTTGATTATCTCCTCCATCAACAGAGAACTTGTTAAAAAATTCCCTTAAGGCTTTTTCCTTATTTTTTCTCATTTCAGCATCAATTTCATCTTTATTAATTAATGGCACTTCAAATATTTTACCATTATAAGTTGCATTAAGCATAATTTCACAATTTAAATCACAAACAAAATAATCTTTATCTCCTAAAAACATTCTTTTAGCATAGTCTTTATATAGTGTATAAAAATAACTATCTGTGCTAGATGCTGATGAAATAAATAATCTTTGATTGGGTATCTGTTGAGGATATGTAGTTATATCAATACCTGCACCAAGTTTAAATGTAGAATTTTGTAATAAAAATGGTGTTGTTGCAACAACATAATCTTCATCAGTCCAACCACTTTCATCATAAAGATTTAATGCAGATCTTTTACCTCTATTATTTATTATACTTCCTGATAAACTTGTAACTGAACTACCATTATATAATTTATAATTAAAACCTGATTGAGAATGTGTAAATCCGTCAGTATTTGCAGTAGATTTTACAAGTTCTCCCATAAAAAAATCTGTTAAACCAGCAAAACTAGCAATTTCTTTTTTAGCAATTTTTTCTATTTTCATAAAAGTATCTTGACTTTGAGAAGATACATTACTAAGAATATAAGTATTATGTCCTCCAATCAAAATACCTTTTGCCATAATAAAAGGAGCAGAAAGTGTCGAATTATGTGTTACAGTAAACCTCTCTCCGCACAAATATAAATGCATTGGATTATCTACCCCAATACATTTAGTAGGAACGCTATTCACTTTTTTTATTGAAATAATACTTTTGTTTAACATTCTTTTATTTAAATTATCTCTTAACCTATTATGTTTTCTTTTTAATTTAAAACAACTATTAGTTTTATCTACATAAAAAAGTATTCTATAAGAATGACACATTTTATTATTGCATAAAACATCTTTTTCTCCAATAGAGTGCTTAATACCAAGACTTGATAATAATTGTGAAAATTGCATAGTTATATTATAATCTTTTTGTACGAATTCACACTTTCCATTATTATTACCATAACAACTACCATCTGTATCCATTAAACCTCTTAAAAGTTCATATCTTTGTTCTATGCTTGCAAATAAATAATCATTTGGAATATGTTTATTTTTTAATAAATTTAATTCAATTAAGTTTGTCTTAAATTTATTTTTTTTACCTTTTCCTACAAAACCAATATTTATAGTATTTACATTATTTGAATACACTAATATATTTGTATTATATCCACATTTACGAATATTTTCATCCATATTATATGTATCATCTAGACTACATGTAATTCTTGTATCGCTAGAATTTCTATCACCGAGCCAAACACCTAATACATATGGGTGTATAGGCAATATTTTTTCTTGATATATAATTGGTTTATTCATTGGAACTCTATATTTATATTCTTTACCTTTACCATCTTTTCTAATATGAACATAATTATTAATCATATATTTAGTATTAAGAGTTTTATAATCTTTCCCTTGATCTTTTACCTTTACAGTCCATAAATGGTCTGCATCAGCAATTATTTTTTCTCCATCCTCAAATAAAACTTCATAACAATCATGATTATAAAAAATATCTGAAATAAATTTTATCTTAGTTTTATTACCTTGTTCATCTAATACATACTCTCCGATTTGCAAATCACCTATTTTTTTAAAACCATCTGGAGTAGGAATCTTAGTATCTAATGCTAACGCTTTTCCACCATTTCTTGTAATACACCATAAATTATATGGTTTTAACCAAGAATTCATAAATACATATTTTTGCACATCTAAAAATTCAATCCCAAAAAATCTTTCACAAAATTTTATAGGTGCTTTGCTATCGACCCCATTGAATTATTTCTGCTAATTTTAAATACCCTTCAATCTTTTTTTGAGAAATCTGCATTTCAGAATTTCTAATAAAATAATCCATGAGAACAAAACCACCCCCTAATATTAAATATTTACTATTTCCATTGTTATTTATTAAATTATTATATTTAATTTTTAATAATCTATAATTTTCTTTTAATTTAATTAAATCATCATCTTTTTTTTTTATTAAATTTCTTTGTTGACTAAGCATATCTACATAATCATTTTCATCAAACATTAATTGTTCTAAAATACTTTTATTACTAAAATCGGCAATTTGTTTCATAGCCTCACAAGTCTCTAAATCAAACAAATTTATTTCAGAAGAAGATAATCCAATTTCATTTAATTTTTTAACTATGCCATTTAATGTATTTCCACCTTTACTTTTATTATTATTATGATTAACGGAAATACCATTGTCTTTTGCCATCGCAAGAATTGACCTATAAATTTTTTCTTTTGATTCAACTAAAGTTTTTATTCCACCTGTTTGTGATTGTATAGTATTAATATCTGCTGTAACCAAAGCTAATGCCTGATTTATTTTATCAATTTGATTAAAACTTTTAACTATTTCTATACAGATTAATAATTTGAAAGAATCTTCAAGTGTTGATTCATCCAGATAATCAATAAGAGTATTATATAAATATTTTCTATCCATTGGATTCTCATTTTCAAATGGATCGTAACCAACCATGCGAATTACATCTTCTTGATTTTTTTTATCTTCTTCATTTGTATCTAATTTAATCTCTGTTTCAAATATATTTATATTATTATTATTAGAATCTAATGGAGAAGATTCAGAAAATGTACGTGATCCGTATTGGGGCAATGAATTCACTTTCTGCAGGTATATAGCAAATATACTACTATTACTATTATTTGCCTGTTGCTCTGCACTATAATATAAACTTGATTCAAAATATACATCTAATAATCTACAAGCAAAGTATAATGCAGTTTTACAATCATCATATTTATTAACTAAATATACGAATAAATCTATACAACATTGACGACATACAACCATTCGTTGATTATTTGCCTTAAATATTAATGAATTTGATTTATAGAAATCTTTATCTTGATTTTTATCTATTCCACAACAAACACATTTAAACATAACTTTTTCTTTTTTAGGCTGTGGCGTAGTTGCCACAGTTTTTTTAACTCTAGGAATAAACGCCACACTCCTTATTTAACTACTTATTTTTAAATCACTTTCTTTGATTTTCCTTAATTCTCTTTCTAAAAGTTTTTCAATATTATTAAATTCCCAATAAGGAATCTCTAATAAAATTATATTTTTATTCTTACAATAATCACGTTTAATCTGGTCATTTTTAATTTGTTTTTGATAAGTTTTTTCTCCACCAAAAAATTCTATTGGTTCATAATGTTGTCTACCTTGATATTCAATTAATAAATTATAATTAGATAAATAAAAATCATATATTAAAGGATTTATATTTCTACAGTCTTTAAAAGTATGTTCGTCTTTAAAATTATAATTATTATTTATTAACCAATTATATATTACAATTTCTGCTTCTGATTTTGATAGATGAGGATGTCTACAATTACCATTAATAAATGAATCGGCATCCATAGTAAATTTTCTATCAATATTACTAGGTAAATGCTCTCCAATATATTCCCATTCATAATCTGTTTTTATATCTATATAATAC